GCACTTGTCCAGTTCTGGAAGAAATGATTGACCTTACAAAAGCCATAGGAGCCGTTGCAGCAAGCATTGCAGCCATTGGTGGGGGCTACACCCTTGCCGACAAGTTTGGATGGTTTGACAGGGCCATTCTTGAGTGGCATCCAGAGCATTTCAAGATCGTAGCTGAAGCAGGAAAGCCTATCAACGTCACTGTTGCTCGGGTCAAAAAACGTGACGATTGCTCAGTAGAGAGTTTTACGCCTAGTGTCCGCGATGCCGCAGGCATGGTGCATGAGGCGACCACTACCGCCAGTAAGTTCAGCGGCCCAGCAGGGCCAGAGATTGATACCTTCACGTACCAGTTGACAATGGTGCGAAAAGAAAAGATTGCGCTGGGTACAGCAACGCTGTTGGCGACGATTAAGTACAAATGCCCAGAGGGTGAGCGAGTGGTGCAGTATCCTCGCCATGCAAACTTGTCATTTTTATTGGAGAAATAATGGATTGGCTTAAACAGATTGCACCAACAATTGCCACTGCACTAGGTGGCCCATTGGCAGGCATGGCTGTATCAGCTATATCCAAAGCCATTGGCGTAGAGCCTGACCAAGTGCAGGACATGATCAGCAACAACAAGCTAACCGCCGACCAGATCGCGCAAGTCAAGCTGGCTGAGATTGAATTGCAAAAGCAGGCGCAAGAACTTGGCCTTAATTTTGAAAAGCTGGAGGTTGAAGACCGCAAGTCTGCGCGTGATATGCAGGCTACGACGCGCTCAATGATGCCGCCATTGCTTGCTGGTGCTGTGACGCTAGGCTTCTTTGGCATCATGGTGATGATGTTCTTCAACAAGATTGACAGCGCCAACCCAGCTATCCTGATGATGTTGGGCAGTCTTGGTACAGCCTGGACGGGCATCATTGCTTACTACTTTGGTTCCTCTGCTGGCAGCCAAGCCAAAACTGATTTGTTGAGCAAAAAATGACCCCACACTTTACGCTTGCCGAGTTGACGCACACTGACCACCGGCTGCTGGACAACACGCCAAACGCTGCTGAACTGGCAAACTTGAAGCGGTTGGCTGAGTTTCTGGAGACTGTCAAAACTACGCTAGGCGGCAAGCCGATCATGATCAACTCAGCGTTTCGCTCCAAGGCCGTGAATGACGCTGTAGGCTCCAAAGACACCTCTCAGCATAGGCTAGGACTAGCTGCTGACTTCCGAGTGCCTGGGATGGCTCCTGATGCCGTTGTGAGGGCGTTGCTGCACTTGCCCTATGACCAGATCATCCGCGAGTATGACGCCTGGACGCATATCAGCATTGCTGACAAGCCCCGGCGCCAAGCGCTAATCATTGACCGCAGCGGTACACGTTTGTTTGCGTAGCAGGCTCATAGCATCCCGCAAGTCTTGCCGTAGCTGCTCCAACGCCTCCTGTTGGGCCTGCAACCGTAGGTAAGCGTCCAGGGCAAACCTATCTAGCGTTGTCCTCTCCCAGGCTGCAAAGTTAGGCAGATCGTTCAATTTGATTCCTAATCCACTGTGGGCCGCCGAGTTGCAGCAGCTTGACGCGCTGTGCTTTGGTCAACCGCAATGAGTAGACAACCATCAAGTCGGCGTCAGCTTTCTCTTTCCGCCATTTGATCTCGCGCTCGATGCGCCTAAACTCATCGTCTTCAGTGATCATAGTAGTGCCTCTGGTTTTTGTTTAAGTTTTTGTGCTGCCCGGTACATCTGTTCCAGCAGCTTTGGGTCTACTCGCTTGAATGGGTCGTAAAAGTTTATCTCCTTCAACTTTTTCTTCCGTTTGGAAGATGTGGTCGTTGAAGCATTTCCGTTTTCTAGTGACACTGTTGGTTTCCTTTCTTAGTCGTGAGTCTTTTACATCAGTCTGTGCGTTGCATATCGGGCATCTCAAGTGTTCTTCTCCTTTAGTTTGGCTAATGCTTCTTCCGTGGACATCCTAGGGCTGACCGCTAACAGAAACGCAAGTTTCGCATCTCGCAATCTCTGCAATGTTACCTCTGGGGGTGTCAAACGCTCCACTTCGTCAAGAACTCTGTCCTTCTCAATGTCATACGCAAGTAGGGTTGCATACGCCTCCTCGTATGCAATTGGGTTTTCTTTAAACGCAGTCCAAGTGTCTTCCCATGCTCTGTATACCTTGGGTCGGTTAGCATTTATTTCTGCCAGTTGTGCTTTGGCTTTCTCAAACAGCATGGTCATGTGTTACTCCAAGTTCTCATTGCGTATGCACAGTCTCGTTTCAAGTAGGGCGGTAGCTGCTTGTGTTTAGCCAGCATGTCGGCCCATTGACTGATGTACTTCTCGTAGCGGTCTAGCCATAGGGCTTCTTCTTTTGCGGTCATGTGTTCTTCTCCTTGAGTTTGGCTTCAACAGTACGGGCAAACTCAATCCACTTGCTACCGTAAACATTGTTTCGATCAAACAAATCAAGTATCTCTTCGGGTTCCAGACCTACCCACTCACGCTTGGGCGAACTAAACCAGCCCTCACAACCATCGCGTTTAGTGGCTTCGCAATGTATGCAAGCCCCGTTTACAAACTTGCAAGGTTTTACTTCTTGTTCAGTATCTCTAGTCATGTGTTGCGCTCCTTCAAAAGGGCTTCAATGGCTCGGACACATTCGGCATCTACCACTGCATGCTGCCAATCAAACTCGGCTACCTCCTCATCCGTCAGCCCTACCCACGGGCGCTGTGCTGCTTTCCACTGAGCAACAAAAGCAATGGCGTCCAGCCCGTACTCAGCCAAGATGTTCTTGATTAACGGCCATTCGGAAGGTGCTGCGGGTGGGCTTCTGTGCATTACCGGTTCTCCGTCTTCATCAAAATACACTTCCCGCAAACTCCATGCGCTAATCATCGGCCCCTGCGCTGGCTGTGCTGCGGGTGGGTAGTTGTTGTTACTGCAAGCCACGCATTCGTAGAGTACAGCGGCTTTACATTTGGGGCAGGTAGGCTCCTGCTCTGGCTGTGCTACTGGCAATGCTTTCGTGCTACCACAGTCTTTGTAATGACACGCATCGCCATCTTGGCAAGGGCATCGAGGGTCTTTTCCTACGCACGGCTCGGCTTGCTCTTGCTCTATCTCTTGCCCCAGACGCGCAAGATCGTGCATAGCGTGTTCCCGCGCCAAGGCTTCGTTTAGCGACTCAATTACAGCCTCTGAGCCCATGCGCCGTTTCATCAAAAACTCCAACGCCTGCTGCGCGGCTTGTCTTAGGTCAGTCATGATTGCTCCTTGATGCCGTGGGCGGCTTCAATGGCTCGGGCAAAGCCGTTGCGCGTTATGTGACCTTTTGACGCTGCGCTAATTTGCTCATCCGTCAGCGGCTTGCGCTCTGCTGCCTTACCATCTGCAAAACCTCGCTGGTACACGATTAACAGCATGTCGGCATACACCTGCGTGTCGTCGTCATCGTCCAGCTTGGCTTTTGCTGCTTGGCGCTTTGAGTTAAATCCTGTCATATCACATACCCCACAACAAAGCCAATCACCAGAATTACGCACACGACCGCGATGGCAACGGCAGTGTCACCCCAGCCCCATGCGAACAGGTCTTCGATCTCATCGTCTTTCATTTGGCTTCTCCTTTAGCTATGGCGGCGCGGAGAGCGGACTCTGATTCGCGGCACATTACCAATCGAGTATAAAAGTCGGCCTTGCTATGGTCGTCCTCTGCTTCGTACCAAGCAACGACCCTTTTTGCAGCCGCCAGCAGTTCTTGATTCACTGCATAAAGTCGGCGTAGTTCGGCGGCGGCTTTGCACATTCCTGTGTAGCTGATTTCTCCGCAATCAAGTCGATCAGCCAGCCGCAAGGCTTCTGGTTCTGTCATGCTTCCCTCGCTTTCAGCATTGCGTCTGCCATGAGGTAGGCACACTTTGCGTAGTAGTGATCAGTACCATCCCTGCCGTCTGGCGTACCTCTCGGGCTTGCAATTAAACCCTGCATAGCCTTCGCCGCGAAGTAATCGCGCAGGGTCATGCCATTTGATGTGATTGGCTTGGTGGTAATCCCCCCGTTCGGGGAGTGCTGAACCAAATCAGCAACGTGTGGAAACGCTGGGCCTCCTGTGTTGTTCATTTCAATTCTCCAAGTTGTGCCTGTAAACGTATGTGAAAACTATCCTCGCCGTCATCACCAGACAGCAGCCAGTCAATGCGCTGTGCGTAAACGTAAGCTAGCTTCAGTGCCTTCACTGCCTTCTTAAACTCTTCTATGGTTTCAGGGCTGTAGTGACTGCCAATGTTGTTGCCCCACTCATTTTTCTCGGTGCTGTCGTTGGTCAGTATCTCGCTACCTATGTCATCTGCCATGTCCAGCAATGAATGCTGCTTGTAGTTAAAGTGTCCGCCACTCATAATGGTGCGTCCTCATGGTTGTTAGGGTTAAACGGCAGCTTGCCCATTGGCACGGCTGGTGGTAATTCAGTGGGGAAGGGCCAGGTGTTCATGACCATTGTTTAGTCTCCCAGTTATACCGGCGGCTTAACACATAAGATGCCATCTCGGCGTCGGTCATCGGAATGGTCACTGGCGCAACATAGGTTTCAATGCGTTCGGGGAATGGTTCTGTTCTGGCGTTCCACTCATCTGCTATCCGTTTGGCGTGTGGCTCAGTCGTCACAACGGCACCAGGCTTCTCCAGAAAATTCAAACAGTTGATGCCGTGCCGATTCATCACAGCCCACCAAACTGGCCCTATCTGTTCAGCCCGGTACGGCCCGATGCCAAAATACTTTGATGGGATAGCAGTCATGCCGTCTTCTCCGCATCTGCCAAGAACTTACGCAGGCGCTTAATCCTAGCGTCTTCATACGACACAACACTGGTGGCGTACTCCACCGCACTGTGGGCTTCCAAGCGGTGCAGTTCAGCCTCTGCAAGTTCAGTAGCTGCCATCTCGACTGGCGTAAGCCGCCTACTCATCCTCTTAAATTGTTGCATTAGGGTCATGGTCGTTTTCCTTCTTTTAGTATCTCCATCCGTTCCCGGCTGGCGCGTAAGGTGCAGTAGCGTTGGTGGATGCGCTCTAGCATCTTCACGCGCTTATGCACCGTCTTCTCTTCCTCCAACATAGCCAGCAG